AAAAACCATTCGAGTACTCCCTTAGCAATATAATGAGAAATCTCTTTACAGTGTGTAGTTGGGAATTTAATTATTCTAAGAGCTCCAACAAATCCCTTATCCTCAAACATATTTGCTAATGTTAGAGAAACTAACTTCTGATATTGAGCGTCTATTTCTTTTAAGAAAGGTACATTACCAACCACAAACTCAATTATATATTCAATAATTGTTTGTTTAAAAGATGCCGATATGTTACTACCCATAGCACCAACGGTATCCATAAAATTTTGTTCGTTCAACCTATCAATAGATTCAACAACCAATTTAAACTCTTCGTTTAAATTACCATCAATTAGTTGGTTACTATCCTTTTTTTTTAAAGTCTCCTTTTCTATAACTTTGTTTATGAGTTCATTTAATTTAGACTCAGTAAGTTTTATAGATTTGGTTACTTCAGGCGTGCTTTTAGAAGGAACAGATTTCTCCATTTCCTTCTTTAATACACTATCTTTTAATCTCGCCAATTGAGATTCTGTGAGTTTTACTTTAGCCATAATGATTACTATTATATATCGTCAAATGACGCACCAGTATTTGTTATTACGAATTCAATAGCTATGAACTCTAATGAACGAGTAGGTTTAATGAAAATCTGTCCGTTCAATTCATTTCTATCAATTTCTTCTGGATCGTCGCTCAACACAACTCTAAAGTCAGTTAAACCTCTTTCTTTTCTGATGTTATCCAGAATTGGATTCACCAAAGAAAGAAATTGTTGTCTAACAACATCATCGTTTTGTTCGAATAACATTCTAACAGCGACGGCTGAAATCAATTTTCGTGATTGTAGTAATAACCTTCTAACATTTACTCTATCCAACGCAGATTCTTTAATCTGTAATGTTTTGTTACCAAAGATAACAACACCTTCATTGGCGAAAGTAGCCATTGGGTTTATTCTACCAGCGTAAAGAGTATCACGTTGATCTAACGTAAGTTTCTTTCTTGCTTTAATTGCTCTTGTAACACCTCTACTCATACCAGCGGTTGCGAACCAAGGGAAAGAGATGTTATCAGTAACAGCGATATTCCTTACAACCTCCAATGTTGGTGGCAAGTAGATATATGTACTATTCTCAGTATCATTCATTTGAATCCAAGGCCAATAAGTGGCGGAATAGTTAGAATCAAATGCACCGTCTATAAGATCAACAGCCGTAGATTCTGATGTCACAACACCAGAAGCATCAGTATCAGGAGTTGTAGCAATATATAGTGAATCAGATCTGTCTTGTTCCACCATTTCAATGGAAGCCTCAATCAATGAAGCGTGATCCTCTACGTTTATACCTGGAGTTGTGAATACGTTTATATTCACTTCTTCAGGATTAGAGAATGTTCTCAATCCTTCGAAATATGCGTAATAGTCAGAAGTAATTCCATTTTCTAAAGTAGTGGTAGTTTTAGCCGCAAAATTTGTGGCTGTTGTACCAGAAAGTCCTCTTGTTCCATTTATCTTATAAGTACCTTTATTAGTTCTTTGAGTTCTATAGATATCCCAACCATCAAAACCACCAGAAGGTGCTAATGAAAATTTACGAGCATTTATTTTTTCGTATGTTCCACCAACTAATCCAGATTCTGTTCTGAATTGTGATGCACCCGCACTGAAACTAATTGAAGATGATCCATAACCACCACCAACTAATTTAATTTCTGAGTTGTCAATAGTACACCCAGTTGAATCTATATCCAAATGGTATCCTTTTGTTGTTGCTGTCCAATAACCCGGATCAGTATCAGAGATACCTTTATAAGTAAAGAAGTCAGCATCATAACCGATTGACGAACTCAACCCTAAATAAGCTTTTCTCTTATTCTCATAAGTGGTATAAATTGTTTTATATTCCAAACAAGGTGCGATTGACCCAGATGGGTAATCTCTAACAGGTACTCCTTCAAAACCAGCAGGGAATGAAGTTGATGTGTCAGCCTCAGTAGAAAGTTCTACCATTATATAATCACTTTTTAAAGCGTAATTGCTATCCAACGTACCAATTTTCTTAGCAACAAAGTTTCTAGAAGTTGGATCCATTGAACATCTTGTATATTTTTCTAAAAATGATGGTGTTTTATCACTATCATTAAAGCTTCTAACTACAACATCAAATTCTCTGTCATCAGGTTTAATATTCTGAATTGATATTTTAATATCACTATTAGCAGAGTTACCATCACCTATAGTCCAAAGTTTAAACAACCTTTTTAATTTTGTACCACTAACTTGTGATAGAATCCAAGGTGTTTTTGCTGGTTGAAATTTGATTTTATAATTATCAAATTGTGTTGCCGCTGTTACTGCGGTAACTTTTAAACCATATATTTTTTTAGCGGTATTATTATCCTCAAACATATTAGGATAAAATTCCTCAATATAAAGAGGACCATCACCAGTAGCTTTCCTACCAATAACTTTCTCAATATAATTCTGTTTAGTTTTATCAAACGATACTTTATAATCAAATGTTGGTGTTACCGTTGATGTTGTACTACCAGATATATTAAACCCAGCTTTAGGATCAACTTGTATACCTGTAATACCAGCGGTTATTGAACCACCACTAGTAGAATGTGACGTAAAGTCAGTAACATCAAATGTTAAATTCTCAAACCCATCATATGTGGCAGAAGAACGTAACATACAAATAACTTTATCTTCAACAGAACTATTTGTTCCGGTTGACGCAGTAAATGTTGTAAAGTTACCACTAAAGGCACCTGTTCCAGCACCATGATTTATACTAGTTATGTGTATAGTAGCTCCAGATACACCACGAAATGTATCATTAGATTTATCTTTGAAATATACAGGAGTTGTTATGGTATTCATATTAGCTAATGTACTTGCAGATATGTTTGAATATATACCTGATAATAAACCCTGTGAGAACGCCTCACTCCATTGTACATCATGTAACCCTACTATAGTTGAAATTCCTGTTACACCACCTGATGAGTTAAATGCTAAATTACCCGATATTGGATTCGACACTGTCACCACCAATCTATTTCCTTTAGTTAGTGCGTCTACACCTGCTTCAGCTACTATCATATATCCTTTTCCTGCGTCATATCCACTAAAACCAAGAATACGAGAAACGTATAGTTGATTAGACTGTGATAGATATGATTTTGCTATGTATGTTGATTCGTACTTTGGGTATCCACTACCTTTATATGTAGAAGTGTTTTGGCCACCAAAGAATTTTTTAAATTCACCGTAGTCCTTAATGAATACCGGCTCGAAAGCTGGTCCTTTTGGGGTTTCCCCAACGATTCCTAACGTTGTTACACCAACTTGCTTGGTTACATACGTCAAATCTTTCTCTGACGTGAAAACACCTGGACTAACAAATACTTTATTTGAACTTGCCATTTTTTATTAAATTTATCTTAAAAATTATTATCTGCATTTTTTTTTATAAATATATAAATTAAAACAAAAACACATCTATATAAGTAAATATCAGTAGTTTTTGTAAAGAAAAAACCCCATTTTTAACTTACCCCATTGCTAGAACTTCTAAACCACTTAGATGTACCATCACAATGTAATGTTATGAAACCATAATTTGAGTTCATTGTCTTTGAAGATGCACCGTCTATTGTGTTACTCCCGTTAGGTGTTATTGTTATATTATTTGAACCGGCATTGCCATACCCATCTTTTATTAATAAAACCCTTCCTTCTGTCTCACCGCTAGCCGCTGGTAGGTTTATTGTAACCGCACCAGAAGCGTTTTTAACAACAAGATAATCTGTACTTGTTACTGTATATGTACCACTAACATTCGCTAATGGATTTACTATTGGTCCTGACACAAACAACCCTGGAACATAAACAGCATTATTTGTTGTACCGGTTATATTACTACCACCTATAACAACAGAGTTATCACCAGAAACAACATTATATTTACCACCAATCACCGATGAGTAATCACCACTAGATGTGTTACCATAACCACTTACTATACCACCATATAAACCACTAACTGTATTCCTATACCCACCTAAGATAGCACCAAATTCTCCTGTCACTTGATTGTCCTCACCGCCAGATATTATTGATTTACCACTACTTATAGTGTTTTGATACCCACCGATTATCGTAGAGTAGGCACCAGTTGCTTTATGGTCATTACCACCTATTATTGTTATTGAACTCCCAGATAGAGCTTCATTATATTGTCCACCCACAACTACTGAGTGTGATCCTGTTGCTGAGTTCACATATCCACCTATTATAGATGTGTACTCACCACTTGCGGTATTTCTATATCCACCAATTATAGAAGACGCAACACCTGAAGCTACGTTATCGCCACCACCAACTATTGCGGCTTTGGAATTACTAACAGTATTTTCATATCCACCCAATGTTGCTGTATAATTACCTGTGACTTTATGTCCTTTACCACCAATAACACCTACATAGTTACCTGAATAACCAGAACTTTGATAAGATAGTACTACATTGAAGTTACCGTTTGATGTTGCTGATGCACCTGACATCTCAATGGATCCAGTACCACCATCACCAGC